GCACATGCGTGTACTCGTTGCGCAGACAGTACTCAGCCGCGTCCGATGACAGCTCGAAATGGGCCATGACGCGGCCCGTTGGCGACAGAGCGAGGTGGACGATGGTGTTCATGTGATCTCTCCTGAGTGAGGGGCCCGAGGGCCCCGTTTGATTTGTTAGACGGCGTAGCCTTCGCTGTCGATTTTCACGGACTCGATAACGCCATCTTCATAGACCGTGAAACGCATGCCTTGCTCGGAATCGGGGGTCCAGAGGCGATAGATGTACGCGTGGCGGTCAGGGTTGCCGTTGTGATCAACGTGGCTCAATTGGCCCGTGACTCGCACATCTGCACCGTCCTCGTCTGTGAACATGCCTGCATTGATTGCGCTGAGGATTGCTGCGTTGGTGTCAGCGTTGATGATGATTTTTGCCATTTGAATCTCCGTAGAGAACCAGGTGCCGCCTGGAGTCGGATGGCAGCGATGTGCTTTCCATGCAATTAATGTACGTCGGTTATTTATCCAGCGCAAGCGCATTGTTTGAATCACCCCACGACCAAGGGGGGTGTTTGTGGCGTTGCGGACGTTCGGATCGCGTAAAACGGCGTAGGGCCGTCAGAGCTGTAGGGAGTAGTAGCGTGCCGCATCAGGTCATCACCGGGGAACAGGTTTCGACGGTTATCGGACAGCAGAGCGTCCACATCAACAATTACGCATCCGAGGCGGCTGTGCCGCGCATCGAGCCGGACATGTCGCGCACATGCCCGCAGTGCCGCAGGACGACATGGCGCTACACCACAGCGTGTATGCACTGCAATCTCGATCTTGAGCAATGGGACAAGCGCTCGCGCGGCGTGCGGGGCTGGCTGTCTCGGCTTTTTGGTCGCGTGGGAGACTGGCCTTGAGCAAATGGAGTTGGGCTACATTGATCATCGTCGCTGGTGCGTTGGTGATCGCGCAATGCACGGGTCATGATGACGAGCGCCACCGGGCCCAGGTCGATGCATGCGTGAACCGTGGCGTCAAATACTTCATGGAGCTTGGCAGTTACCCCAGGCTGAGCAACGGCCGCATCCCTCATGATGTGGCGCTTGAGCGCTGCCAGCGCACCCCCACCGCCTTCTAAGCCCAATGGATGCGGGTTCTAAACCCGTTTAACTTCCAGATCGCGCGCGCGCGGGCCACCATGCCTGCATGCCCTCCCGCGCCATCAACCTCATCGTCGTGCACTGCTCGGCCACCGCCAATGGCGATGCGCTGTTCAGTGGCACTGCGGGTCAGCCCGGCTTCAAGACGGCGGCTGACCGCATTGACGAGATGCACCAGGCACGCGGCTTCAAGCGCATCCCTGATGCCGCAGCACGCTTCAACCCCAAGCTCAAATCCATCGGCTATCACTTCGTGATTGCCTGCAACGGTGCCGTGTTCACGGGCCGCTCGTTGATTGAGATTGGCGCGCATGTGCAGGGCCGCAACTCAGACACGGTCGGCATCTGCATGACCGGCACCAATGCGTTCACGGTCGAGCAGTTCCATGCGCTCGAAAGCCTGCTGCGCCAGCTTGGCCCATCACTGCATGTGCCATTGCAAGCGCCTGTCTTGGTGCCAACAGCCAGGGGCCGTGTGCTCGTCAACGGTGTCTGCGGCCACCGCGACCTCTCGCCCGACCTGAATGGCGACGGCCGCATCACATCAAACGAGTGGCTCAAAACCTGCCCTGGCTTTGATGTGGCTGCCTACATCGCCAACCAGTTCATTCCGCCCAAAGCGGCGCTGTTGATCGGAGGCACCCATGCCTGACGGCACACCTCAAATCACGATCACCACTGATGCCAAGCCCTGGTACCAGTCCAAGACCATTGTGATCAACGCGGCCGTGCTGGCCCTGGGCGTTGCCGAGCAGCAGCTGGGCTTGCTGGAGCCTGTGCTGCCTGTGCCGCTGTGGCAAGTCATTGCCTTTGCGCTTCCCGTGATCAACACCGCGCTGCGTGTGATCACCAGCCAAGGGGTCAAGCTGTGAGTTCGTTCGTGCCCGCTCCTGCAGCAGCAGATCAAGCGCTGTCGATGAAGGTGGGTTGCACGCACTTGACGGTGCAGCACACCGCCACGCTGGCGCAGCGTGAAGCAGACATGACTCAGCTGGTGCGCTACATCAATGTGCACATCACGCACTTGCGCAAGCAGCTGGGCCAAGCTGGCCTGAGCGACGGGGGTGGCACATGAGCTGGCTGGCATCAAAGGGCATGGCCTGGTTGATGGACTTGCTGGCCATTGCCGCCGTTCTGTCAGGCACCTGGTTTGCTGGCTATCACGCTGGCGAGAAGCAAGAGCGCGTTGCGCAACAGGCTGGCCAGGCTTTGGCCTTGGCTGCAGAGCACCAGTTGTATGTGGACCAGGTCGAACGCGGCGCGCATGCGGCTGCTGATCTCCTCGCGCAGCTGGCCGCGCAGCGTGCATCGATCGAATCCCTTGACCGGAGGCTTGCCAATGTCCCTCGCTTTGCTCCCACGGCCGCGTGCCCGAATCCTGCTGGCGCTCAGCTGTCTCGCGCTGGCGTCGTGCGGCTCAACGCAGCCCTTGGTTTTCAAGAGCTGCCCGCCAGTGCCAGCGCAGCTGCTGGAGCCGCTGCCGGAGTTGGTGCCACTGGTGCCCTCAGCAGTGCCAGCCCAGAGCCAGGGCACGGCCTCACAGCCGATGCCCAGTGGGCTCAGCCCGCAGGCGTGAATGCCGAGCAGGCGCAGCTAAATGCCGAAATCAACTTCGGGCGCTGCACCACGATCCGCACGCGCTGCCTGGCGCTGATCGACTACATCAAATCCCAACCGACTGATGCGGCTGATGGCCGCAATGGAGTTAACCCATGAGCGCTGAGAAAAACTGGCCCGCGTATGGCGACGATGGCATTGCCATCACGGCCACTGCTGCGAGCGCCGCCACGCTGATCGCCGACAACGCGCTGGAGCGCATTGGCGAGGACGTGATGATCTACAACCCGGGCCCCAACACTGTGTTCGTCAAGACCGGTGACGCCACGACTGTTGCTACGGCCCTGAGCATCCCTGTGCCGCCCGCCACGTTGTCGCCGTACCGCAAGGGGCCAGGCTCTACGCACATCGCTGTGATCAGCCCATCGGGCAACCAGGCGATTGTGGTGTTTGCTGGCGAGGGGAGCTGATCATGCCGGCGCGCGGACGTTCGTGGGGCGGTGGGATTAGCCTGGATATGCCCATAAAAAATTGCGCTCTGGCGCTGCTTGAGCAGTCCAACGGTGCGGGGCAAACAACGCGCACCAGGAGTGACACCACGCCAGTTTTTTATCACGCCCCAGCGCAAGGTCTGTTCGAGCCGTTCACGACAACGCCTGAGGGTCGCGGCTCTTATCTGGTGCCTGCGTTGCAGGCGCTCGCTGTCAAAGACAACGTCCGCGTCAATTTCCAAAACTTTTCGATGGGCGGCATGTCGTTCATTGCGCACGCTTGTGGGCGAGCGCTCAATTGGGCTGCGGGTCGCGATGTGTATGCCGAGCGCCCATCTATGGGCGTGGGTGACCTGGGTTATCGAGGTGATCACATCATCGCGTCAGGCAAGTGGTTCAAGGCGACGGTGGGCGGCCGAGCGCTTGCGTTTTTGAATGAGCCCAAAGGTGTCTCGTTCAATGGTTCGACCGTTTACACCCTGAACATGCAGAGCTTTGAGGGCACGGGTACCGCAGGCTTGCCCTCGTTCAACATGAGGACCGGGGGTACGCTCCCCGCGGGCTTTGCAACTGCAACAGTTGGTGGGTCAGTGCCCGATGGGGCAATCACGTGGGTTTGTGTTTCAACCACGGCCGACACCACGATGGACAACAACTTGCGCGTACTCAGGCCGGGGGATCCTGGCTTTGATCCGTTTTTCGCTCTACAACGGGTGCGCGACTGGTTGGTCGCACAGACTTGGGCGATTGGGAAAAAGTACGTCTGGATTGCAAATGGTCAGTCGGACCCTGGCACTGGGTCTTGGTATCTCGATGCCCTCAACAACATGTGCCGCTACTTCATGGCGTCCGGCATTACGCCGATTGTCGGCCTGTCTGTCTATGCACCTCAGCAAGCCGCGTCTGGCTGGCAGCAGTTGGATCAGATCATCTATGGCGGTCCATCCGGGGCGCCAGGCTCTGCCATCGACGTGGACAACGTCTTGGGCAGTGTCTGGACGCTGACCTACAAGCTCAATCAGTCCATTGCGGCGTCAAGCGCATGGCCTGGCGGCTCACCCAACTATGGCCTGCCTACCAAGCCGGGCGTGCGTGCGGGGCAGTGGTGCTTGGGTACCAGCTTGCACCGTGTGCTGGGTGAGTTTGCGCCGGGCAATGCCTACCTGCAGCCCGATGAACTGCACTTTACGGGCGTAGGCGTGCAGGCTGCAACGCCCTATATCTACAAAGACCTGCGGGCAATCATCCTCGATCAAAACGTGCCGTTGACTCTTTAGGCCAAGCATGAAAAAACTCTTCTTCTCCCTGGCCCTGTTCACCTTGGCCTTCGTCGCCCTGTCTGCCAACGCCTTCGCCCAGCAGGCGGTGTTTGTCGATGGCTTCAAGACTTATACGCCAGCCATACCAGGCCTGGTCGTCTATGGCTTCGGCGCTTCGTCGTACACGTCCGCAGTCAAGTCAACCACGTTCCAGTGTGATCCGCGCTACTTCCCCACGCTGCCGATTCAGCCCGACAACACTAAGGGGGACTGGCCTACGTGCTGGGTCTATCCAATCGTCAGCCCTGACACGTGCGAGCCCGTTCTTTTTGGCGGCAAGGGCGTGGGCCTCGCTTATGACTTTGCGCTGCGCATTTCGTCGTCATGGGGCTGGCTGAGTTACTGGTGCCCGGCGCCAGGCATTCCTGGCCCGGTCAAAGCGCTGCCCGTTGTGCTCGCATGCACCGGCAATGCGGATTGCATCACCTCGCTCAAAAAAGTGCTGGACGCCAAAACCAAGGGGTTTGCAGGGGCCGTCAAAGATGCCGTCACTACATCGGTCACCAGCCCCGAGATGCTGCCGATCTGGAGCGGCCCCGACCCCGTACGACTGATTTTCGGCGGGCGGCCCTGAGCCCATCCAACGCCGCAGCTGCGCATTGAGCTGATCAATTCAGACCATTTGATTTAAGGAGACATGATGGCCGGACGTGGACGTAGTTGGGGTGGCAGCGGTTTGTCGTTGCTTGTGGACCAAGCGACAAGCAAGAGCCTGGTCGACCTTGGTGGCTCCTCGGTGGTGAAAGCGGCCATTGCTGCGTCCATTGCGCGCGCGCGCACCAGCAACCCTTTCACGGCTGCACCGTGGTTCAAAGCTAAGCCGTGGACTGCGGGGGGCACTTTCCGTCAGGGCATGGCCTGTTTGTCGAGCGACGGGGTCAATGAGTATGTGTGCACGGGCACCACGGCTTTTGCCAACGGCGCTACTGCAGCAACTGGGTCTGGTCCGGTGGGCGTGCAATACGAGCTGGTGGGCGACAACCAGTGCCTGTGGGAGTGGATGGGCCCGACAAAAGGCAAGGACGTTTATGCAAACCTGTTGTCGCTCGTTTCTTTTGGCACCATCGCGACGATCGCCGCTAAATTTGCCCGCCCCACGTATTACTACCCGAGCCCCACAAAGCCCGTGGTGTCATACAGCGGTGGAGCGGTTGCATTTGGCACCCAATTTTTTGACTACAACTATCCGCGTGTGGTGATCAGCCGGGATGGCGGCGCCACGCTCACTGATTCTCAGACTGCCTCTGCGGCATTCTGGACCAACGGCGATTTGATAGGCTTCTCAGCCGGTCAAAATCTTTCGGCCGGCGGCCTGATGGCGCAAATTGAAATCAATGATTTGCCGCTGACAAATGGCGCAGCCATCATGCAGTTGGTCCAGTATGACCCGGCATCGTGGGCGCTTGATTTGTCGTACTGGGGGACGGGTGCGTGGAAGAAGGTGCGCATCAAATCGCTGGGCAACAACTTCAAGCTCTTCTACCTGCTCAACGCGATCATTTTGGAAGCGGGCGCAGACATCTTCCCGGCCGCAGATTGTGGGTGGAGGCTCGCTGTGGAGGGTGACTCGACAACCGGGGGCGGCAACGGCGTGCCTTATGCACCAGGCATGAATGGTGTCGATGTCATGGCAGCCAAGCTGGGCTGTGACAATTACATCTACAACGCGATCGGCGGCACCGGGCTCGTCAACAACGGTGGCACGGCCACTCGCTACATCGATCGCATTCGGGGCATCACAGATTTCCAGCCCGACGTGGTCGGCATCGCGGGCAATCTCAACGATGCCTCGTACACGCCGACAGAGCAGATCAATGGCGCGACGCAGTATTTCGCTGCGCTGCGCCCCAAGCTCAAGAATGCATCTGTGCCCATTGTCGTGTTCGGCAATGAGAAGCTGCGCGGCGCGGCATCAGGCCCCGGCAGCGCGCTCTACATCGCCGAGCAATCGCTGGCGACGGCCGTCGCTGCATCAAAGGACCCGTATGTGTTCTTTGTGCCCAACCTCACATCGAGTGCGCCCACGTTTACTGGGTTGGGCAATGCGACCGCGCCACTCTATGACGGCAATGCCGACCGCATGTTTTCAAACAAGACGACCGGGCTGCCATCCGGGCTGGGTGGGCCAGACGCACACCCGATCTACCGCGGGTACGTGCAGAGCGGGCTGCGCAAGGGCGACTGGATGGCAGACGTGCTGACGCGTCGATAAAGCGATTGACTGACTGGACAGGACAAGCGATGAACTTCACTGACCCGCGCTTCTATCTCGACGTGGCCGTGATCATCTTTTCGGTGATCAACGTGCTGGTGACTTGGCTGCGCAAGCCGGGCGAGGATGCGGTGGCGGGCCTTGCTACGCTGCGTGATCACGTTGACACGCAGCACAAGGCTATCGCTGGTGACGTGGCCACGCTGCGCCGGCACGTGGATGACCAGCACCAGGCGGTGCACAACAACCTCGCTGTGCTCGGTGAGCGCATTGCCCACATGCCCACAAGTGAGGAGCTGGCCGAGCTGGCCGGTTCGGTCAAAGCCCTGGCCGCAAGCCAAGAGGCGCTCGCCTCGGCGCAAGACCGCATGAGCCAGTCGCTCACCCGCATCGAAAACTACCTGCTGAACAACAAATGAGCTTCGCTGACGTCATGGACCAAGACCGCCGCCTGGTGGTGCTCAAGGCCTTGCAGGCTGCTGCGGGCTACCGCGCTGCGCAGTTTGTGCTGCAGCGCTATGCGGCGCAGTTCGGGAGCGCTGTGTCGCTCGATCGCATCAAGACCGACCTGTCTTGGCTGCGCGAGCAGGGCCTCATCACGCTTGAGACGCCCGACCAGGTCATGGTGGCCACGCTCACGCAAGCGGGCCTGGACGTGGCTGCGGGCCTGTCCACGGTGCCTGGTGTGTCTCGCCCTGCGCCTGGCGGCTGAGGTAGCCCATGCCGCCCGTCAGCAAGATCGCCAAGCTGCCCCCTGAGTACCGCGAATGGCTGCACAAGGCCATCGTGGGCCGCGCCTTTGGCGACATCGAGGCGCTCACCGAAGAGTTCAACGCGCTCATGAAAGAGGGCGGCGTGGCCATCACGATCGGCAAGAGCGCGATAGGGGCTGAGTCTCTCAAGGTCAAACGCGCGCAGGAGTCCATCCGCGCCACGACCGAGGCCACCAAGCTGATCGCCGAGTCCTCGCGCGACGATGGCGACAGCCGCTCTGAAGCCACGATGGCGCTCATCCAGTCCGAGGTGTTTGAGACGCTCTTGCAGATCCGCGAGGCTGAGGACACGCCCGAGCCCGGCGAGCGCCTCGCCCTCATGGTGTCAGCCGCCAAGCACATCAGCACGCTCAGCCGCGCCCGCGTCAACCAGGCCAAGTGGCGCACCGACGTGGAGGCGCGCGCCAAGGCTGCCGCAGACAAGGTGGCCAAGATCGCCAAGAGCGGTGGCCTCACGCCTGACCAGGTGCAGGAGATTCGCCGCCAGATCATGGGCGTGGCCAAGCGCCCGGCCGCTGAGCCTGCAGCCGAAGGCGGCTGACATGGTCAAGCCACCCAAGCCCACGCCCAAGGCACTAAAGCCACCGCAAGGCCCGGGCCCCATCAAGCGCGCTGCCAAGGCCATCGCCAACGCGGCGGTGGCTGGCTCCATTGCCGTGGCCGCTGCGCTGCCTGGTGCCGCTGCAGGCCCGCTGCTGGCGCCTGAGAACCCGCTCAGCCAGGTCACCACCAGCGCTTATGCAGCCCTGCCTGCGGTGCTGATGGGCTACCAGGCCGAGTGGGTGGCTGACGACGCCCAGCTCAAGGTGATGGAGAAGGGCCGGCGCACAGGCATCACATGGGCCGAGGCTGCTGATGATGTGCTGATCGCATCGAGCGAGGGCGGCTCGAATGTGTTCTATATCTCGGCCACGCAGGACATGGCCCGGGAGTACATCGAGGCCTGCGCCATGTGGGCGCGGGCGTTCGACTACGCGGCCGGTGAAATTGGCGAGGGCCTGTATGACGACGGTGGTGATGGCACCGAGTTTGACCCTACCCGCCGCTTCATCAAGACCTATGAGATCGTGTTCCCGGGCTCGGGCCGGCGCATCGTGGCGCTCTCAAGCCGCCCGACGAACCTGCGCGGCAAGCAGGGCGTGGTGGTCATTGACGAGGCCGCGTTCGCGCCCGACCTGGGCCAGCTGCTCAAGGCCGCAATGGCCATGCTGCTGTGGGGTGACAAGGTCCGCATCATCAGCACGCACGACGGCACCGAGAACCCTTTTAACCAGCTTATTCAAGAGATCCGCGCCGGCAAGCGTGGTGATGCCACCCAGGCCAGCGTGCACCGCGTCACGTTCAAAGAGGCCGTGCAGCAAGGGCTGTACGAGCGCGTGTGCCTGCGCAAGGGCATCGACTGGACGCAAGAGGCGCAAGACAAGTGGGTGGCCAGCGCCTACAAGTTCTATGGTGACGATGCAGCCGAGGAGCTGGACGCCGTGCCATCGGCATCGAGCGGCGCTTACCTCTCGCTCACGCTGATCAACGAGCGCATGACGGCCGCAGTGCCCCCGCTGGGCCCGGTCATCGTGCGCGGCAAGTGGGAAGACAGCTTTGCCTACCAACCCGAGGATGTGCGCACCTACGCCATCAAGGGCTGGATCCGCGAGCAGCTGGAGCCTCACTTCAAGACGCTGCTGCACCCGGACCTGGTGCACGCGTTCGGGCAAGACTTCGCGCGCAACCGCGACCAGTCGGTGATCGTGATTGGTGAGCGTGGGCTGGACCTGGTCACCCGCGTGCGCATGGTGATCGAGCTGAGCAACTGCCCGTTCACCTGCCAAGAGCAGATCATGGCGGCCATCATTGACGCGCTCAAGCCGCGCAGATGGCGCGGCGGCGCGATGGATGCCACCGGCAACGGCGCGGCGCTGGCCGAGAAGATGGCCCAGCAGTACGGCACGCAGATGGTCGAGCAGGTCAAGCTCAGCGAGTCGTTTTACCTGCAGCACATGCCCAAGCTCAAGGCTGGCTTGGCTGACGGCACGCTCACAGACATACCGCGTGACGCTGATCTGCAAGACGACCTGCGCGCCATCAAGCTGATCAATGGTGTGCCCAAGCTGCCCAACACATCGACCCAAAGCGCGGGCGCCAAGGCCGCTGCAGCCGAGGGCGGTGGCAAGGCGCGGCGGCACGGTGACTTTGCAATTGCCCTGCTGATGCTGGTCTACGCACTACAGCGCGACGTGGGCGAGATCGACTACATGGGCGCCCCCGACAAAGCCAGCCGCGAGAAGTCCAGCGATGACGACGATGCCGCTGCTTTCGACTTCGACAGCGGTTGCGTGTGACCAATTGCCGTGCGTTTGTGGCGCCGGGGCGTTCATGAACGTTCATGAACGCGGTAAACAGCGCCGCCCATATCAGCGGGTAGGCAAGGCCCTTGAGCGCGCCTGAGGCCCGATTTTGAAAAACGAGGTTTGTGATGATTCTGGACATGCGCGGCAACCCCATCGACATGGCTGCCATTCGCGAGCCGCAAAGCGAGTCAGGCAGCAACCAGGCGCGCCTGGGCTACCTGGCACGCGAGTTTGAAAACCACCCCGGCCGCGGTCTGACACCGGCCAAGCTCAACGCCATCCTCAATGAGGCCGAGCGCGGCAACTTGCTGGGCCTGCTCGACCTGGCCGATGACATGGAGGAGCGCGACGGCCACATCTACGCCCAGCTCGCTGTGCGCAAGACGGCGGTGATCAACTTGGAATGGTCTGTCGAGCCGCCCGAGGGCGCCAGCCCAGAAGAAGAGGCGCAAGCCGCCGAGGTGGAAGAGTGGCTGCGCGACATTCCCAACTTTGAAGAGGACGTGCTGCTGGAGTTGCTCGACGGCATCCTCAAGGGCTTCAAGCCCATCGAGCTGTGGTGGGAGCTGGACCAGGGCACGCTGCAGCCCCGCTTTGCCTCGCGCCCGCAGCGCTGGCTCACACTCAATGAAGAGCGCACCCATCTCACGCTGCGCTCCACCGCCGCCTACGGTGAGCCCCTGCGCCCCTTCAATTGGCTGGTGCACCAGCCCCGCTCACGCTCGGGCTACCCCGCACGCGCTGCGCTGGCCCGCGTGCTGGCGCTGCCCTACTTGTTCAAGAACTACGCCACGCGCGACCTGGCCGAGTTTCTGGAGATCTACGGCCTGCCACTGCGCCTGGGCAAATACCCATCGGGCTCCAGCGACATTGAAAAGCGCAAGCTGCTGCAAGCGGTGGTGGGCATTGGCCACAACGCTGCCGGCATCATCCCGGCGGGCATGAGCATTGACTTTGCCAATGCGGCCCAGGGCAACGAGAAGCCCTTCGAGGTCATGATTGACAAGATGGAGTCGATCGAGTCCCGCGTGATCGTGGGGCAAACGCTGACGTCCTCAGAGGGCAAGAACGGCACGCAGGCACTGGGCAACGTGCACAACGATGTGCGGCTGGACATTTTGCAAAGCGACTCCAAGCGCCTGGCTGCTACCGTGACACAGCAGCTGATCAGGCCGATGGTGTTGCTCAACAAGCCGGGCGCTGACCCGCGCCGCCTGCCCTGCCTCAAGATTGATGTGCCGCAGCCCGAGGACCTGGCGCTCTATGCAGATGCGCTGCCCAAGCTCGCTGCCGCCGGCATGGAGTTTGATGTTGACGAGCTGCACAAGCGTGTGCGCATTCCGCGTGCTGATGCGGGCGCCACGCTGCTCAAGGGCTTCAGCCCGGCGCAACTGCCTGGTGCTGCCGCGCCTGGTGCAGACCCGGGCGCGGTGGTGCCACCCGGTGGCAACGACCCGGCCGCCTTGGTGTCACCTGCTGAAAAGACCAAGGGCAAGGCGCCGGCTGTGGTGCCGCCTGAGCCGCCCACAAAAACCGCCAAGGCCGCGCTGGCCACGCTGCTGCCTGGTCAGCCTGCTGATGCACTCGACGAGCTCGTGGCCGAGGCCGCCGCCGACTGGCGCCCGGTGATGGAGCCGATGGTGCAGCCGCTGCTCGCCGCATTGGACAAAGCTGTTGCGGCAGGGGAAAGCCTGGAGGCATTCCGTGCGCGCCTGCCCGAGCTGATCGAGCAGATGGATGCCCGCCCGCAGGCTGAGCGGATGGCGCGTGCTGCATTCCTGGCCCGACTGGCGGGCGAAGCCGACCTTGAAGGATGACCCCATGAGCAAAGCTCCCGTCCCCCTGCCACCCACCAACACCTTCTGCATCTCGTTTGAGACGCGTGGCCTCAAGGGTTACATCAAGGCCGTCAAGATCACGATCGAAGAGGACGTGATGGACGCAATGGACGAGTGCCGCATCGACCTGGCCGATCACCCGCTCTACAAGCAGCTGCAGCAATACGTCAAGGCCAACCCGAGGTAAGCCGCTCGTGCCCATCGCCACACCACCCGGCCTGCTCGTCGGCACCATCGAGCCCCGCGATGCCATCGCTGCATTCGAGCAACGCAAGCTGCTGCAGCCCTCATTCCGCTGGCAGGACGTCTGGCAAGAGGAGCACACACGCGCGCTGGCCGTGGCCGGTGTGCAGCGGCTGGATGTGCTGCAGGTGTTCGAAGAGGCCTTCAAAACCAAGTTCGCGCAAGGCGGCACGCTGGCCGACTTTGCCAAGGCCGTGCGGCCTGAGCTGGCCGCCAAGGGCTTCTGGGGTGATGTCGAGATCACAGACCCGGCCACGGGCGAGAGCCGCATCACACGCTTTGACAACCGGCGCCTGCAGCTGATCTATGACGTCAACGTGCGCCAAAGCTATGCCGCCGGCCAGTGGGCCCGCATCGAGCGCAACAAGGCGCGCATGCCCTTCATCATCTACCGCACGATGGATGATGACCGCGTACGGCCCGAGCACGCGGCCTGGAACAACCTGGTGCTGCCGGTGGATCACCCATTCTGGCAAGCGCACTTCCCGCCTTGCGGCTGGCGCTGCCGCTGCAAGGCATTCGCCCTTGACCAGGCGGGCATTGATCGCCTCAAGGCAGCCGGCAAAGTCCTCCAGTTCGATGCCCCGCCTGAGCAGCTGATCAACTACGTCAACCCGCGAACTGGCGAGGTCGCGGCAGTGCCCAAGGGCATCGACCCCGGCTTTGCCTACAACCCCGGCAAGGCCCGCGACGAGCAGCTGCACGAGCAAACGCTGCGCAAGGCCTGGGCGGCCTCGCCGCTGTCTGGCGCCGTGGCTGTGGCGCAAGCCACTTTTGCGCGGCCCGAGATGATCACGGCCGCCACGGCTCAGTTCGGGCAATGGGCTGGCCGCATCAGCCAGGCTGTTGAAGCGGGCAGCTTTCAGCGTGGTGGCGTGCTGCAGGCCGTCACGGCCTTGTCGCCGCAAGCGGTACGCGCACTGGCCACAGCAGGCGTGCGCCCGGCCAGCGCCGTGGTGGGCATGTGGGATGCCGACATGGCCAAGGCTGTGGCCGGTGTCAGCGCGGCCGACCTGGCTGTGATGGGGCGCCTGCCTGTATTGATGGAGCGGCCCAGCGCCATCCTGGTCGGGCCTGGCAACACGCTGCTCGTGCTGATCGAGCTGCTCGGCGCAAGCAAGGCCGATGCAGTGCTGGCCGTGGGCCTGGATGTGCTGGTACAGCAGCCCGGCGCCACCGACCTGCTCAATCTGGTGCGATCACTGCAGGTCACCACCTGGGCCAAGGTGCGGCGCAACAAGCAGCTCAAAGAGGTGTGGCGCCGTGGCTGATGTGTTGCGCGTCAATGTGATCAGCCGCGCGGTGGATGAGATGCTGCTGCGCGCCATCGATGTGCTCGATCACCCCAACGCCTTGCTGCGCAGCATGGGCGGCGTGCTGGAGCGCAACATCCAGCTGCGCTTTGAGACCAAGACAGATCCTGCTGGCGTGCCGTGGCAAGCGCTGGCAGAATCCACGCTCAAATCGTATGAGCGCAAATACGGTGGCTCGATCCCTGGTAGCCTGCTTGAGCGCAGCAGGCACATGCGAGACAGCTTGGCCAGCCAGGTGTTTGGCGGTGTGCTTGAAACAGGCTTCAGCGAGTCCTACGCTCAACATCACGAGACGGGCAGCAAAGATGGCAAGCACCCGCCCCGCCGCGGGCTGCTGTTTCTGAATTGGCAAACAGGCCAGCTCAGCCCTGCCGATGAGGCCGACCTGGTCGCCGACATCGAGAGCTTCCTTGCAAGCGGCATGTGACAGCGGTTTCTAAATCCGTTTAACTTCCCCGCAAGGCCGCGTCGTCAGAAACTGGCGACGCTATGAAAACACAGTCCCTCACCAAGCCCACGCAAGTTGCACTGCTCAGCGCCATCGCTTTGGATAAGGCTGGCGATGTGCAGCTGCTGCCAGCTGGTGAGTTCAAGGCACGTGATGGCCGGCCAGGCCCGGGAAAGTTTTGGAGGGTCAGCGATGCGCAAGGCGTAACACTCGCGGCCGAGTTGACGCGCATTGCCGCGCTCTCGGCATTCACCTTTGACTACGAACACCAGACGCTGCACGCCCTCAAGAATGGCCAGCCAGCGCCTGCCTCGGGCCGCGCCACGCAGTTCGAGTGGCGTGCCGGCAAGGGCCTGTACGCGCTCAACGTCAAGTGGACCACCAAGGCCCAGGCTTATATCGATGCAGAGGAGTACCTCTACATCAGCCCGCTCATCCAGTTTGATGAAGCTGGCAACGTGACTGGCGTGCTCAACGCTGCTCTCGTCAACACCCCCGCACTGCTTGGCATGGATGCGCTCGTTGCAGCGCTCCAGGCCGATCTGATCGCCTCCCTCTCACAACCCCGCACGGAGCCCAGCATGAATCTGCTGCAACTGCTGATCGCCGCCTTGTCCCTCAAGGCCGAGACCAACGAAACCGAGGCGCTGTCTGCCGTGGCCGCACTCAAGGCCCGCGCTGATGCGCAACCCGTCATCCCGCAGCAGCTGGCCGCGGCGCTGTCGATCAAGGCTGATGCCGATCTGTCCGTGGCCGTGAGCGCCATTGAGGGCCTGCAAGAGCAAGCCAAGGGCGCCAGCAACACCACGCTGTCCACCATCCAGGCGCTGCAGGCGCAAGTGGCCGAGCTGTCGAGCAAGAGCACGGCCAGCGCCGTCAAGACCGTGGTGGACGATGCCCTCAAGAGCGGCAAGCTCGTGCCCGCCATGCAGGCCTGGGCCACTGAGCTGGGTAACAAAGACCTGGCTGCGCTCAACAGCTACATCGCCGCCGCGCCTGTGCTGCAGTTGGGCGCTACGCAAAGCGGTGGTGCTGACCCCGGCGCTGGCGGCGGCGACAAGGCTGCACTGAGCGCCGTCGAGGCTGATGTGCTGGCGCGCATGGGTTTGAGCAAAGAGCAGTACGACAAGGCCGCTGCCTGATCAGGTAGCGCACGCACACCACATCAACGGAGTCACACATGACCGCTACCACCGAAGGTCGTCAGACCAAGCGCCGCGACGGCCGGCAGTTCACATTTGGCGTTGCCGCTGCCACCAAGTTGCCCGTGGGCGTTTTGGCCGCCATCGCCTCCACCGGTTTCATGGTCAACGCAGCGGCGGTTGCCACGCACAAGGTGGTGGGCGTCACCGAGTTCGACATCGACAACAGCGCGGGCGCTGACGGCGCGGCCAAGGGCAGCGTGCGCCGTGGTTGCTATCAGTTCGCCAACAGCGCGGGCGCTGATCAGATCACCCTGGCCAGCGTGGGCGACTCGGCCTACGTGGTTGACAACCAGACGGTGGCCAAGACCAGCGCAACCAACACGCGCCCCGTGGCCGGCAAGATCGTCGATGTGGACGCTGACGGCGTCTGGATCGACATCTAAAGCCACACCGCCGCCACCACCTCATCCAGCAGGAGCTCAGCAATGATCATCAATGCGGCCAACATGGCTATCCTCAACCAGTCGTTCAACGCCGCCTTCAAGGGTGCGTTCGATGTCGCTGCGCCCATGTCTGGTCGCATCGCGATGACGGTGCCCTCCACCACCAGCGAAGAAAAGTACGGCTGGCTGGGCATGAGCACCACCTTCCGTGAGTGGCTGGGCGAGCGCCAATACCAGGCCCTCAAAACGCACAGCTACTCGATCAAGAACAAGCGCTTTGAAAACACCGTTGAGGTGGACCGCGATTCGATCGAGGACGATCAATACGGTGTGTTCTCACCGCTCATGTCGCAGCTCGGCCAGGACTCGGCCCTGCACCCTGATGAGCTGGTGTTCGGCCTGCTGCAACAGGGCTTCAGCACCGCTTGCTACGACGGGCAGTACTTCTTTGACACCGACCACCCTGTGGGCCTGCCCGGCAAAGTGGCATCGGTGAGCAACTTCCAGGGTGGCACCGGCTCGGCCTGGTATCTGCTGGACATGCGCAAGATCATCAAGCCGATCATTTTGCAAAAGCGCCGCCCCTACAACTTCGTGGCCAAAGACAAGCTGGACGACGAGGATGTGTTCAAGAAAAACACGTTTGTGTACGGCGCCGACGGCCGCTCGAACGTGGGCTTTGGCATGTGGCAGTTCGCTTACGGCTCCAAGCAGCCGCTGGACAAAACCGCCTACGCCGCTGCGCGCTCCGAGATGGGCAGCTTCAAGGCCGACAACGGCAAGCCGCTGAACGTGATGGGCAACCTGCTGCTGGTGCCGCCCAACCTCGAAATGGCCGCGCTCGAAGTCATCAAGCAGCAGCGCGGTGCCAACGGCGCCGACAACGTGTATGCCAACACCGCCGAGGTGCTGGTCTGCCCCTGGCTGTCCTGATCGACACGGCCACAACGCAACCCACACTGGAGAAATCTGCAATGGCAACCGCTCCCAAGAACCAGGGCAAATCGGCCGCGACGGCCGAGCCCAACGCTGCCATCAAGGTGCTGTGCGCCACCGAAGGCTTTCGCCGCGCGGGCTATGCCTTCGGCCCCGAGGCCAAGGTCATCGCACTGGCCGACCTGACCGTGGGCCAGCTCGAAGCAATCGAGGCCGAGCCTCGCTTGATCACCGTGCGCACCACGATCGATGTGCCCGCTGCCGATGAGGCTGCAGGCGCCACCAAGTCCTGAGCCTGGAGGGGCGAGAGGTCGCTGCCATGTTGCAGCAGAGGTGTCGTTCAGCCGCAGCCAGTGAAAGCCTGGCACCTATACACCACGCCGCGAAGGCATTGAAGCAACGCCCTTGTCGGGTCTGCGTTGTGGAGCCTGGGAACCGACTCAACCTGTGAACCTCTGACGGGGGTGGATAGCAGGGGATGTGTTGGGTTTAAACCCCCGTCAACTTCAGAGCTACAACATGCCCCACAAAACCCAAACCCTTGAGCAGTACCTGGTCGATGCGGCCAAGGCTGGCGCGATCGATCACAGCTTGCGCGTGGGCCTGCAATCTGATGGTGGCTGCACCTTTTACATCCACCCATCTGGCCGCGATGGCCAGACGCTGGACTTTGTCGTTGGCGGCAACAGCGTGAGCTGCACCAATGTGTGCGGCCAGCCCGTGCCAGCCATCGGCGCCACCCACGTTTGACGAGCGGCCCCTCCATGCCCTACGCCACCCGCGCCCACATGGAGCTGAAATTCGGCGCAGCCGAAGTTGAGCAGCTCACCGACCTGGCATTGCCCAGGCTGGGCGCCACCAACGCGGCTGTGCTTGATCGCGCCCTGGCCGATGCCAGTGCCTGGATCGATGGCTACCTGGTGGGGCGCTACAGCGTGCCGGTGCTTGATGCGGGCGCGCAGCAGCTGCTGTCCATGCACTGCTGCAACGTGGCCCGCTACATGCTCATGTCAGCGCAGGCTGACGAGGCCGCGACCAAGATGTACGAATCGGCCGAGCGCTATTTCATGGCCATCGCCAAGGGCACCATCAATCTGATCCAGCCCGCTGATGTGCCTGCACCAGCAGGCGTGGGCGAGGTCGAGTTCAACACTGGCACAAAGCACTTCGGGCGCAATGCAGCCTGGCGGGATTGCTGACATGGCCAACGCTGACTTGCTCGCTGATTACCTGTTCATTGGCTCGCGCATCGAGCAGCGCCTCAAAGACGAGGTGAGCGGCCTGGCTGTGCGCGGCATCGAGCTGCTCGCGCAAGCTACCGAGGCCAATGTGCGCACGCTCGATGCCTTCGTGCTGTACGAGCAAGACGTTTTCACTGACCAGGCTGGGCGCGGTACCAGCCAGTTGGTCGACCAGGTCTGGACGGTGCTGCTGGCCGTGCGCAACGCCAGCCAGGTGGCCTCGGATGCCCGCAACCGCGACGCCGGCCCTTATCTGTCGAGCATCCACCGGGCGCTGTCTGGCTGGACGCCCGAAGGCACCTCGCGCGCCTTCAAGCGCATCAATGGCCGCAAGGCCAGCTATGGCGGCAACACCGCGCTGTACCCGCTCACGTTTTCGATCACTCTCAACCTCTGATAGGAGCCCAACATGCCCGGTTTTTCTGGTCAAGGCATCGTGTCCATCGCTGAGCGTCAGGCCAATGGCCTGCCCGGCATCTTCTCTGACTTTGGCAACTGCGACACCTTCGAGCTGGGCCTGACTGAAGAGTCGGTCGAGCGCACCGAGTCCATGTCCGGTCAGCGCCTGCCATTTCGCAAGATGACCAAGTCGCGCGGGGGCACCCTCAAGCTGAAGGGCGATGAGTTCAACAGCAAGAACTTCGCGCGCGCCGTCATCGGCAAAATCACCGATGTGGCTGTAGGCTCCGCTGTCGCTGGCCATGTGCTGCCTACGGGTATGGTGGTGGGCGATGTGTACGCACTGCCGGGCAAGAACATCGCGAGCAACTCCGTCGCTCTCAAAGACTCCAGCGCCACGCCCAAGTCACTGACGCTGGACACGCACTACAGCTTTGACCCGCTGTCGGGCGAGATCAAGCTGCTCAACATCACCACCGGCGGGCCTTACACGCAGCCCTTCAAAGCGGACTTCACGCCGGGTGCGCACCGTGCCATTGGCGCCTTCCAGGACGTATCCAAAGAATTTTTCATCCGTCTCAAAGGCATCAACACGGACACGGGTGAGCGCGGTGTGACGGATGTGTTTCGCGTCAAGATCAACCCGACCAAGGCCTTGGCGCTGATCAACAGCGACTTCCTGGACTTCGAGCTCGACTGCACCGTGCTGGCTGACTTGACGCGCCAGACCACTGATGCCGGCGGCCAGTTCTTCGGCTTCTACACGGCGCCCGCCGCTTGACCTGAGCCACACAACTCATGACCACGAACACCTCGCCCCTCTCCCTGCGTGATCTGGTTGCCGCCCCGGTGGCCATTACCGTTGGCTCAGTCCAACTCGACATCCAGCCGCTGAGCTGGTGGGCCTCGGTGGATGTGATCGACGCGATCGCACCCGCCCTGGCCAGCATGCCGCAGCCGCCCGCCGAGGGTGCCAGCATCGACGCCACCGAATGGCTGCTGTGGGTCTCGGGCAACCGCAGTGCCGTGGTGACATTCGCCACCCTGGCCAGCGGGCAGGATGCCGACGTGATCAAGGCTTTGCCACCTGGTGCGCTGGTCGAGTTGGTGTTCGGCCTGTTCGAGGTCAACGCTGATTTTTTTCTCGCGAGCCTGCCCGCCTCGATCGCGCGCCTGGCCGATCGGATGGGCGGGCTCAAAGACCGCGTCGCGCAGACCGTGGCGGCCTCACGCTTGTCGATGTCTGGCAGTACCTCATCGAGCGCGGCCACCGCTACGCCGACCTGATCCACTACACGCCCCGGCAAACCTTCGCCTTCTTCAGGGCCGCTGGCGCCCTGGACAAGAGCACGCGCCTTCAGGGCCTGGCCGATGCGCGCATCGCCCAATACGGCGTTGAGGACTACCGCAAGGCCCTGACCTCGATCAAGGACCCCGCATGACCGCCGAAGCCAAGATCCGCATCTCAACCGATGGCGCACAAGCGCTCAGCCTGCTGCGCAGCATGCGCGAGCAGTTCGCACAGATCGGCAAGGATGGGGCCAAGGCCGCTGACGCGATCGACACGCAATGGCAGGCCGCCACGGCGCGCATTGCAGCGGGGCTCAACCAGGTCAGTGGCATCAAGCGCGAGCTGTCTACGCTGGGCACGGGCGCGCTGTCAGGCGCCACAGCCGAGGCCGGCCGCTTTGCGGGCAACCTGTCGTCGGCGCGGGCTGCGGCGGTGCAGCTCGTGGCGGCGCTGGCCGGGGCCGAGACGGCCCGCAAGGGCGCTGAGCTGGCCGACGCTTACTCAGGCATGACGGCCCGGCTGGGCATCGCAACCAAGAGCCAGACCGAGTTCAATCAGGCAATGGCCACGGCGCAGCGTCTGTCGGCACTCTACGGTGGCAGCCTCAATGCCACGGCCGCATCATTCACGCGCACGCTGTCGTCGATCAGGCCACTCAATGGCACGATCCGTGAGGCGACCAACGTCACCGAGGCGCTGCTGGCATCGCTCAAGGTCAGTGGCGCATCGGCTGAGGAGTCATCTGCCGCCGTCCTGCAGTTCGGCCAGGCGCTGGGCAAGGGCGCCCTCAATGGTGACGAGTTCAACTCTGTTGCCGAGGCCGCACCTCGCTTGCTGTCTGCGCTGGCTGATGGCCTGGGTGTGCCTACCGCTGCGCTTAAAGAGATGGGCGCGCAGGGCCAGCTCACCACCGCCAAGATCGTTCAAGGCCTGACCCGCGCATTGCCCCAGTTGCGGCAAGAGGCCGCATCGATCCCCATCACCATCGGCGCTGCGGTGCAGCAGGTCAACAACCAGCTGCTGACGTATGTGGGCCAGGCGTCCAAGGCATCGGGCGCCAGCCAGCTGATCGTTGATGCCTTGCGCTCGCTGGGCGACAACATCGGCCCGATCATCACCGGCCTGACCACGCTTGCGGCCGTAGTGGGCGTCACCTATGTGGGCAAGCTGGCAGCCGGCGCGGCTGCAGCGATCGAGTTTGCCATCCAGCAGCGTGTGCTGGCTGCCGCCGCCGCATCGGCCGCAGCCGAAATGGGCATGGTTGGCGCTGCTGCTGGCACGCTCACATCGGCCATTGCCGGCCCTGTTGGTCTGGTGGTGGCCCTGGGTGCATTGGCGGCAGGGTGGATCGCACTGGGCGCAGCCAAGAACAAAGCCGCCAAGGATGCGCAGACACCAGACGATTTGCGCAAAGAGCGCGCAGACATCCAGGCCCAGCTCGATCAACTCAACGCGCGCCGCAAAGCCGGCAAGGTCAACGCATCAGATGGGGCGGACGAGGCGCGTAGCCTCGACCGCCAGCTTGCTGCCCTTGATGCTCGCTTGGCTGAGATAGAGCAGCGCAAGGCAGATGCCCTGGCGATGTCGGGTGGCCCGCGTAGTGGCAGCACGCAAGACCAGCTGCTGGACCCGGCCACCATCCAAGCGATCGAGAACGAGTTCAAAACGCGCGACTCGATCGAGAAAGGCTTCCGCGCCAAGCGCGACGCCTACACGCTCGCCAAAGACGCCGAGATCAACATGGCCCGCGCCCACGGCACGATGGAGTCGGTGCAGCAGCTGGAGGCACAGAAAACCGCAGTGCTGGCCAAGCTCGAAAAAGAGCGGCAAAAGGCCCTCAAGGATTTGGACAAGGATGGTGAGGTCAGCCGCCTGGCGCAGGCCCGCGACACGTATGACAAGCAGGCAGCCTTGCAGGCAGACTCGCTGCAGCGCACCGCACAGGCCGCTCGACAGGCCTATGACGATGGTCTGACCTCATACAGGGCCTACCTGGCAGCCCGTGCGGTAGCTGAGGATCAGGCGAACGCCGCCGAGATTGTTCAATTGCAAAAGCAGCTTGCAGCACAGCAAAAGGCCCTGGCCGAGAACCGCGCTCAGCGTTCCAAGGCCGACACAGCCAATGAGCGCGCAGGCGCTGATGACGCGATCGCCAAAGGCCTGGACACCATCCAGAAGCTCGAAGTTGACATCGAGAAAAAGAAGCGCGACCAGGTTGACGCCGCCCGTGCTCGCCGGCGCGAAGAGGCCCAGATCGTGGAGGAGCTGCGCAAGCAGCGTGAAGAGACCGACGCCATGCTGACCAAGGCCACCGGCGCCGAAACGCCCGACTCGGTGACACGATCGGTGCGCAAGCAGTACGAGCCCCAGCTCAAGGCTGCGCTGCAAAACGACCAGGACCCAGCGCCCCTGCTCAAGCTCATCGATGTCGAGACCGAGCGCGCCAAGTTCGATCTGCTCGTGCGCCAGTTCCAAGAGCGCCGCGATGCGCTCAGCTCGGCCGAGTCAGCCGTGACAGCCCAGCGTGATGCTGGCCTGATCACCGAGTCGCAAGCCGAGGCCCGCATCCTGGAGCTGCGCCAGCAGTCCGTGCAGGCCCTGCGCGATGGCGCCACGGCGATCGCTGACCAGTCCAAGAAGCTCGACGAGGTCGCCGGCAAGCCGCAAGCCAAAGAGGCCCAGACCGCACGAACTGCCGGCACCGATGTGACCAAGGTGGCCGACGTGCGCACCGAGTTCGAGAAGACGGCCAAGTCGTCAGCCATGTCATCCATCAGCACCGAGCTGACCAACATCCTGGATGGCTCCAAGAAGGCCAGTGAGGGGCTGCGCGACATGGTCGGCAACTTCGCCAAGTCGATGCTGGACTTGATCGCCAAAAAGCTGGGCGAGCAGCTGGTCACCTCACTTTTGGGCAGCGGCGGCGCGGGCGGGGCGGGCGGCTCATCGAGCGGCGGCTGGGTGCAGGCTGCCGCGTCTTGGGCGGCCACGTTCTTCCACTCGGGTGGTGTGGTGTCGTCAGGTGGTGGCGTGCGCAGCATGCCAGCCAGCACCTGGGCAATGGCGCCTCGCTACCACACGGGTGGTATTGCCGGGCTGGCGCCGGGCGAAGTGCCCGCCATCCTCAAGGCTGGTGAAGAGGTCCTGACCGCCGATGACCCGCGCCACGTCAAGAACATGAGCAGCCAGCAGGGCGGTATGTCCGTTACCACACAGATCAACATCTCTGGCGCTGCCGGTGGCGAATCTGACCAGGCCACGGCAGCCGGCGACCTCGTGGCCACGATCACCAGCGTGGTCGACGCCTGGGCGGTGAAGAACTCACGCCCGGGTGGCATCTTGTCGGGGAGTCGATCATGAGCTTGCCTGTATTTGATTGGGTCGAGTCGCCCGGCACAAGTAAGCGCTCTGACCCGCTGGTCATCAGCACCAAGTTCGGCGACGGCTATGGCCAGGATGCCCCTGCAGGCCTCAACACACGCATGCAGGTGTGGAGCTACCAGGCCAGCAACATTGATGTCGAGGTGGCCGATGCGATAGAGACATTCCTGGAAGACGGCTTGGGCTACAAGCGTTTTTCTTGGACGCCGCCGCGCAAGACCGCCGCGCTGACTTTCAAGTGCACGGCCTACAGCTACACGCTGGGCGATGTAGTGGGGCAAGCCTCCATCAGCGCGACGTTTGAACAGGTGTTCGAGGCTTGACATGACGATCGCCATTGAGATCAGCAAGCTCACACACGACGCCATCATTGAGCTGTTCGTGATCGACGCCACTGTGCTGGGCGGAACCGTGATGCATCTGCATGCGGGCACCAACAAGCTCTCGCAGGCAGTGGTGTGGCAAGGCCAGGCTTACGACCCGTTCCCGATCGTGGCCGAGGGCTTTGAGCGCAACAGCTCAGGCCCGTTCCCACGGCCGACGCTCAAGGTCTCGAACGTGTACGGCCTGGTGGGTGCCCTGGTGCGCGACCTCAAGGGCCTCAAGGGCGCCAAGGTCATCCGCAAGCGCACGCTGGCCAAGTACCTGGATGCGGGCAACTTCCCCGGCGGCGTGAACCCCACGGCTGACCCCAGCGCGCACTACCCGGACGACATGTGGTTCATCGACCGCCGCGCCAGCGCCGACCGTTCGGTGGTGGTTTTCGAACTTGCCAGCCCGATGGACGTGGCCGGTGTGATGCTGCCCCGCCGTCAGGTGCTTGCCAATGTGTGCGTCTGGGCTTATCGCGGCGCTGACTGCGGCTACACCGGGCCAGCCGTGGCCAAGGCAGACGACACATTCACCAGCGTGCTGGCGCAAGACGCTTGTGGCCACCGGCTCAGCTCGTGCCGCCTGCGCACGTGGCCCAACAACGAGTTGCCGTTCTCGGGGTTCCCGGGGGCGGGCTCCATCCAGGCGCTTTGAAATGGACAAGATCATCATTACAGCCGAGCTGGGCGACGCCATCTTGGCTCACGCGCAAGAGGCTTTCCCGGCAGAGTGCTGTGGCCTGGTTGTGGCCACAAGCGCCGGGCCCAAGTACGTGCCCTGCCGCAACGACGCCGCAGCCGACCTGGCGCAAGACCACTTTGTGCTCCACCCTGACGACTGGGTAGCCGCCGAGGACAGCGGTACGGTGCTGGCCGTGGTGCATAGCCACCCCAACGCCAGCGCCAACCCGACCGACGCCGACCTGGCCATGTGCGAGCGCACGGGGCTGCCTTGGATCATCATTGGCTGCCCATCGGGTGTGATCACCCAGACGCTGCCCAAGGGCCGGCGCCTGCCGCTGGTCGGGCGCATGTTTCACCACGGCGTGGTCGACTGCTACACGCTCGTGCAGGACTACTACCACGAGCGTTTGGGCATCGACCTGCCCGACTTTGAGCGCTCAGACGAGTGGTGGAAGCGCGGCCCCAACAATGAGCCTGGCCAGAACCTCTATCTGCGCGGCCTGGAGCGCGCCGGCTTTCTCGTCATGGGCTCGCCCCCAGATGTGGAGCCCCAGGCTCACGACATGATCTTGATGGCCATCCTGTCCGACCAGCCCAACCACGCGGCGGTGATGGACGGCGAGCGGCCCGGCCTGATCCTGCACCACCTATACGACTCACTGAGCAAGCACGATGTGTGGGGCGGCTCGTATCGCCGGCACGCCACCCATGTCTGCCGCCACCGCCTCGTGATGGAGCGCAACCATGACTGATTTGATCGGTACCGAGCAGCTGCGCGAGGTGCGTTTGTATGGGCACTTGGCCCAGCGCTTTGGCCGCGTGCACCGCCTCGCTGTGCGCAGCTGCCGCGAGGCGGTGGAGGCACTCAAGCACATGCTGCCCGGCTTCGAAGCGCAGGTGCTCAAGCACAACGAGCCTGGCTACCACGTCTTCGGTGGTGAGCGCAAAGCGGCCAACTGCCGTGGTGTGGACCGGTTGGATGCGCCGCTGGGTGCCGGCGAGCCTGTGTGCATCGTTCCGGCGGTCGCAGGCTCCAAAAAACAGGGTCTGCTGCAGACCGTCATTGGTGTGGCCATGATTGCCGTGGGTGCATATTTTGGGCAGGGTTGGCTGGTGCAGGCTGGTATCGCTGTGATGGCCGGTGGCATAGCGCAAATGCTCTCGCCGGTCGCCAAAGCGAAGGAAGACCCGAAGGACAGCCGCTTGGCCAGCTACGCCTTTGACGGTCCCGTCAACAGCACGCAGCAAGGCCTGCCTGTGCCCATTGTTATCGGTCGCATGATTGTGGGCTCGCACGTCGTGTCTCAGGCCCTTTACAGCAGTGATCTGGCATGAGCGACCTGCCCAAACAACTGCTGATCGAAGGCCGTGGCGGCGGCAAGGACGGTGGTGGATCCACGCCGAGCGAGGACACCGACTCGCTGCGATCCACGCAGATCGCCGACATCACTGACCTCATCTGCGAGGGCCAGTGCGGTGGGCCCGTCAATGGGCTCAAAAGCTTCTTCCTGGACGGCGTGCCCATCCAGAACGCTGACGGCAGCTACAACTTCACGGGCGTCACCTGGGCTTGGCGCGCCGGCACGCCCGGCCAGGCTGCGTTGCCCGGTCAGGCCGGTACCGAAAACACCATCCCCGTGGGCGTGCAGGTGCTCGCAGCTACCCCGGTGGTGCGCACCATCAACAGCGACTCGGTTGACACCGTTCGCGTCACCATTGGCATTCCGCAGCTCAGCGAGCAGGACATGGAGAGTGGCGATCTGCATGGCTCGCGCGTCGAGTGGGCCATTGATGTGCAGACCAAAGGTGGCGGCTTTGTGGAACGCTACCGGCGCGTGGTCGATGGCAAAAACATGAGCCTGTACACCAAGTCGGTCAGCGTCAAGCTGTTCGGTGGCGCACCGTATGACATCCGCGTGCGGCGCATCACGCCGGACTCGACCAAGTCGGTGATCGTCAACGCATTCAGCTGGATCAGCTACTCCGAGATCCAGTCGATCAAGCTGCGCTACCCGAACAGCGCCATCAGCCGCATCCAGGTCGATGCGCAGCAGTTCAGCCGTATACCCGTGCGCTCGTGGGATTGGCTGGGCAGCTATATGCAGGTGCCCAGCAACTACGACCCCATCACCCGCGTTTACACCGGCACGTGGGACGGCACCTTCAAGCTGGCTTGGACGAACAACCCGGCCTGGGCGATGTACTACATCGTCACCGCGATGCGCGAAGGCCTGGGCGAGTACGTCGATCCCGTCTACAACAACAAGTGGGCGCTCTATCAGATCGGTAAGTACTGCGATGGCCTGGTGCCCGATGGCAAAGGCGGCATGGAGCCGCGCTTTACCTGCAACCTGGTGCTGAGCGCACGCGCTGAGGCCTACCAGGTCCTGCGCGACTTCGCGGCCATCTTCCGAGGCATGGTCTACTGGGGCAACAGCACGGTCGAGTACTCGCAAGATGCCCCGGCCGACGCCGAGCTGCTCTACACACCTGCCAACGTGGTCGACGGCGTTTTCAGCTACCAGGACACGAGCGAGAAGGCTCAGCACAGCGTGTTCATTGCCTACTGGAATGACCTGAGCCAGCAGGGCAAGAGCGTGCCCGAGGTGTATGCGCCTGATGACCTGATCGCCCGCTATGGCGTGCGCGAGATGTCCATGCAGCTCATAGGCTGCACCAGCCGTGGCCAGGCAGCGCGCATGTGCCGCTGGGCCCGCTATACCGAAGAACACGAGGGCACGCTGGTCAGTTTCAATGTGGGCTCTGATGGCCACATTGCTGCGCCAGGCAAGCTGTTCAAGATCGCCGACCCGAGTGAGCAGGGTGAGCGCCTGGGTGGGCGCATCAAGGCTGCCACGACCACCAGCATCACACTGGATGCGCCGGTGGAGCTGCGCGCAGGCGAGACCTACACCATCACTGTGATCCGGGCCCGGCCCGACGACGTGGCCGAGGTCGCTGCAGCCGGCGTGCCGCGTGACAAGCAGCTGCGCACCATCACTGAGGAGCGGGCCGTCATCACGGCCAGCGGCGTCACCACAGCCGAGCTGAGTGTGTCCCCCTCATTCAGCGTGGTGCCTGAGGCCCAAACAATCTGGGTGCTGCAAAGCAACGGCATCGAAGCCACCACCTGGCGCTGCCTGGCCATCAAAGAGGTGGCCGGCAAGAACCAGGCTCAGATCAGCGCGATCGCGCACAACCCCAGCAAGTTCGATGCGATCGAGCTGGGCCTGCAGCTCGATGAGCCGGTGGTGTCGCGCCTCACGGCCGTGGTGGCGCCGCCCAGCAACCTGCAGCTGCTGGAGACCGTCTACACAGATGGCACCACCAACCGCTCACGCCTCACGGCCTCGTGGGTGCCTGCAGCGCCGTACCTGCGCCACAACGTCATGTGGCGCCGCGACACCAGCTGGTGGCAGCGCTTGCCCACCACCTCGGCCCAAACGGTGGACATTGGCCCACTCGATCCGGGCGTGTACGAGGTCAAGGTCACCTCCACCAATGCCCTGGGCAACACCTCGCCGGCCGCGCAGGCGTCCATCCAGATCGCTGGTGGGCCATCGGGTGTGCGTGCAGTGCGGCTTAAGGCCTCGGCGCTCACGTTCAAGGTCAGCGCTGCAGGTGTGGCCAGCCCAGCAGTGATCAACGTGGAAGCCGCCATCGGCGGGCTCAGTGGCCCAGTCACCTGGTCGGTGACCTCGGGCGCCGCCACGCTCGTGCCTGCGGCTGATGGTATGAGCGCCACGGTGGCCTATGCCACCATGAGTTCCGAGGCGGTGACGATCTCGGTCGTGGTGGTCGACAAGGGCCAGACATTTACCGACCTGGTCACCATCATCAAGCTGCATGACGGCCTGCCTGGTGATCCAGGCAGCCCTGGGGACACTGGCCTGCCTGGTGATCCGGGCGCACCAGCCAGATCGGCGCAACTGTCGCTCGATACTGTGGCCCTGCCCGCTGATGGAAGCGGCGCAGTGACGAGTTACGTGGGCGCGTTTTCCAGTTTGGTTATTTGGTCTGGTGATGAGATTGATGCTACTGGGTGGACATACTCGCTGGTCAATAGCTCCGGTGTGAACAGCACGCTGACAGGCAACACAGTCACAGTTACGGCTATGTCTGCATTGGTCGATTCTGGTTATGTGGATATCACTGCTACGCGGTCTGGCTTGTCGATAACTAAGCGCCTCGCTGTGATCAAAGCTAAAGCAGGTGTAAAGGGTGATGTGGGCGAACCGGGCAACCGGGGTACCGTACAGATCGCGCACGAAATATCAGGAACGTCCTGGAGTGATTCTGCGGCAAACGCGGCGCTCACCGATGCCGGGTTCAGCGGGCCGATGGATCGGGATGTGGTTACGCTCTACAACACTACAGAAAAATGGAGTGAGGCGAGGTTTTACTCATCTGGATCTTGGCTGCCCATTGGTGCATACATCGATGGAAATTTAATCGTTGATGGAACCGTTTCTGCGAGCAAAGTTAATGTTGATCAGCTATCTGCTTTATCAGCGAATATCGGGTATATTACTGCCGGAAAACTGGGGGCTAGTGTAGTTGTCGCCGGCGAACTTTCTGCCGCAACAGGGTATTTTGTTGGGAAGGTATCGGCCGGATCGGTCGATGTGGCTAAATTGGCAGGTACTTCCGACGTTTTTGATTCAGTTGGATGGTATTCATTTATTACAACCAGCGACTATCCAACCATCCGTTTCAGCTCTTATGCGGGTGGAGGAGGTGGTGGCGGCGGGAAT